AAACCTCCTTTATTGGTCTTCTGATACTTAACAAAGTATCTTCGACCATAATGAGATATCATCGTATCTCTTCAGCCTTGCAATGATCTCAGATGCTTTAAGATCCAAAGCTGATATTGGTGGGAAACCGTACGCCTTAGCCAGCATGACTTTCCCATGGTATTGAGTCCCTTTAAGAGACCTATAGAAATGAGACAGCCAATGTTGACTCCTGCCATATTTGTTTTCCACCTGTCGAATACTTACTACCTTGATGCTAAGAGCAGCAAGTACTGACTGTTGGACTTGCCTAGCTATCCTAGGCATTTCTTTCTCTGTGAATAATTGAATAGCTAACTGGCGAGCATAGTCATAGCATCCGGGCAGTATTTTCGAATACTCTCCCTTTGTGTCACGCGAGCCTACGATATATTGTTCATACCATATATCGAGTCTATTCGCCTTGGGAGTTACGGTATCCGATACACCGCCCGCTAACTTGTGCGTCGCCATCACGCTGTTTAGATCAACATCACATCGTCCAGCCCATATATCATTCAATCTGCCTAGAGACACTCTCTGTATCTCGTCGACGACATCCTTGTTTGATATGCGGGCCCTAATCTCTGACACCCGATCGTGCAGAGCAGATAAGCATCCGTGTAGTGAGCTCGGAATTATTGATTCTGTCCTTCCGTGCACAACGGTGCTGATAGAACGGGCTAAATACTGGGTCCCGTCCCCACTCGAGTGATCAACTCTCAAGAATTCTGCCACCCCCGCTAAATTGCACTTGGGTGGTTGAGAACGCAAGTTACGAGATCTTAAATTCTCTTCAATCTGTTTCACTTGCGAATAGTTATCCACCGGTAGTAGAACGTCATCTCCGTTATGTAGACCCTCTGTATCTACTACCCCGTCACAACACATGTATGTGTACACCCAGTTTAACACACTATTCATGAATGATGTCAACCTCCAGCCAGATAACATCGTTCCCGCCACTTTGTAAAACCTACCCTCTGGGTCGTGTATCCACTGTTCGTCCATGGCTCTGATAGACCATTTGATCGCTATCACTTGGTCCTTGCTCAGCCATGACCCCCAGACATCCAAATAGGCTAACATTACTGCCTTCATCGCTTCTATGCTATGTTGACTGTTGAAGTCTTCATAATCCAGACAGTACGCTACCCGATTTGGCATGATAAGCTTGAGCCTATCTCTAACATAACTCACACCGCTACGAGGTCCAACTGGAAACTCTTGTGGTAATACGTCTTCACATCCTAGGAAGCCATAGGCCATGTTGACAAAGCTAGTCAAATCAACACCGTATATAGCTCGCATTTTGCCCCACTCCCACTTGGTGGAGGCCCACGCATGTATCTCTGGCTTCCTCGACACATAGTAGGACATCGGCTTGAAGCTGGTGGCTGACAGCATATAAAACTTGTTTCTTAGTTCTCTATCTTTCGGTAAGTTCTCCATATCTTCGGTATGCTGTGAATGGTAACTTCCAGTGGGAGCCCAGCTCCATCTAGACAAAAAGAAGTCCTCCCATCTCGATTGTCTAGGTTTGGCTCCTTGTCGCCTACCTTTTAAAAATAATTTCCTGCTCCATTTGTAGATATCTCTGTGGTCTATATTTGCTAATCTTGGTCTTACCCTGTGATCTTCTTCTTCTTTCCATGACAAATCACCTACACCTCTATTTGCTAGCACTTGCATTTCGAAGAACGGTGCCAAGTTCGTACCACAGATACCTTGCATTGCTTTCGCCCTGACGCTCATCGTTTTTGCGTTGTCCATAAACTCTGCTACATTTTTGCAAGGTTTTAAAGCCAACACGCCTTGAGCCAATAATTTATATTCTTTTTTCAGAGACATGGCCCATAAGACTATACTTACTGCCATCGCCTCATGGTTATCACTATTGCGTAAAGAGTATAATAGTGGTCCTACTATACGATACACTAAGCCCATATCCTTACATTTCATTTTGGCCAACTCCCGGAACGTAAGGTATCGAAGATGTCCAGCACTCACCCTGGTGAATCCTAATTTAATCTTACCTGTTATTAACTTAATCACATACTCCACTTGTTCGTTAGTGGTTGGCGTCTGCTCTCGGCCATATTTCAACACGTACTCGGCAATCGTCCTAAAGTCGAACACATTGTAGGGAGCAGCGTCAGCACCACACTGCAGCCTTGAGAATATGACTTTCCCGTTCTCTTTCAGTGAATGTATGTTCACTTGAGGCCGGACGTAGTAAGCATCGTACCCAAGTCTGTCAAATGGTACCACCATAGAGTACAACCCAGTATCACCATACCTAACGTTGCGGTAGTGCATTGATAATCCGGACACTGGCCTTATGTCGGCAAGTACCCATTCTGCTCTACTAGGTTGAACTACATGCAAACTATTCGTCCCCAGCTTGACGTGAGTCGGAATATACTTCACCTGATTCAACTTCCTTACTCTTCCTCGAGCCCCGCGACTGCACCTTGTACCACTCCTAACTGGGCAATGTCCCCACCTTCGTCCACCTGCGGTTCGTTCCCGGTCGGTGGGTCTGGTAGTAGCCCTACCATGAGTTGTTCTAGCCGAAAACCCGCCATCTCACCATCATATCCTGATCGTACGGCAGCAACATACTGTTGATTCAGCTCAACGCGTTCTACCATAGTGTTTACTGCGTGTCCTCTTGTCTGGATGTCCACAGCTACCATGTTCCTCCTCCCGAATTTGACGTGTAACCTAGCCTTATCGAGTCTCCATGAGAATGCTCTCTCAGCATCCCCACCTAGAAAGGCGTAAGGTTCATCCCCAAATACATGTTCTCTTTCCATCGTATCATACCACTGATGCTCGTTAAAGAACGCCACCTCTGAGTTGAACACCGGGGGAGGAGCTATATTATCGTTGTTAGGCGCCCACATCACTAAGAAGTTATTCCGGTTCTGAGATGACCCGTCACTATATCGGTAGTCATAACCGTTCCATCGTGAGACTAGTCCTGAAGCCCAAATATTCGCTCTCGTCGTGTATGATACCAGCCTCCTAAACATCCTTTGCCTTGTTGGTCTTACCACGGAAAATTCCGGTGCCATAGGTGTTTGGGCTGTTAATGAGCCTGCAAGTCCTACTATCATTGCCGTGCACCCAGGTGGTACTGTGATTTTATAATCGAGACGGCATTTGTTGTTGCCGATATTCACTTGTTGTGCCAACATATCCATTTCCCTGCTAGGGGTCAT